GTTGACCGGAAGCGTTCGGTATCATCACACCACTTGCCCCAACTGTGGGAAGCGGTGGCGACTGAATGAAACGAATACGGAAATTTATACGACCATGCTCGAAGTTCACGACGTGGATCATGTTCAAAAATCTGATTTTATAGGGAGTCAAGAAAATGGCTAAAGCAACACCTGACGCAGTATTGGATCTGATGTTGACTGGTATCGCTCTGAGCGATGAGCTGTGGGTCTGTTCTGGTGAACCGGCTAACTATGCCGGAATTGCCGCCGTTGCCCTGGCTGATGTGGCATTGACGCCTGGCGACGGAAATGGCGATTTTGTGATCGCAGATCATACCTCCGGTCGCAAATTAACCGTGGCGCAGCAAGCAGCCATAGACATCGACACTTCCGGAACTGCAACGCATATCGTTCTGGCCGTGGGCGGTGTGACTGACGTGATAAAACAGATCACGACTTGCACATCACAAGCTCTGGTGGATACTGGAACTGTCACCGTTCCGGCTTATATTATTTCAGTCGCCGATCCCACGTAAGGGAGGCGTGATGCCTCCCCAAACGGATTATAGAATTACTCACTTTCTTGAAATAACTGCGCTGATATGTGAGAAATGTGGTCTATGCCTTGAAACTTTCTCCAGCGGCATACCCTTGGATGTTGAAATGATGTGCGACTGTGGCAACAATAGCTTTCGGATTGTTGATGGTAAGGAGGCTCCAGATGGCTAGAAGTGTAGATGAAGTAAACATCACCAATTGGGTAGATACGGGGGCGACTACCCCGTTCTCCCGCTACAGATTCACGCTGGAAATCAAGTGGACGGACGATCAGGGCGTGAAGCGTACTCACGGCCCGCAGACCTATACCTTTCCCAACGATTTGGCTGCAATGCCGCTCCTAGTGCGCAAGCGGTTCGCCAACGAGATGATCGTGGCTACGGCGCGGGTGGCGTTGGGGATCGATAACTGGGGGCATTGGGAATGACCACCTACTACGTAGGCAGCGGAGGCAACGACGGCAATAGCGGTCTGACCTGGGCATTGCGTAAGCTGACCCTGAACGGCGCAGAGGACATCCCAGTCGTAGATACTGATATTGTTTACGTCGGCCCTGGAGTCTATCGCGAACTGCTTACCGTTGATGTGAGTGGAACGACCGGTATCAGCTACATCGGCGACGTGACTGGAGAACACACCGACGGCGTGGGCGGGATCGTGCGCATTACCGGATCAGACAACGATACAACTGCGACGAGGGCCAACTGCATCACCGCCACCAGTAAAAATTACAGGACTTTCCAGGGCTTTACGATGGATTTGCCAACCAGTAACGCAATCAATCTTGCCACCTCCTGCGGTAATTGGATCATCCAGGATTGTCATTTTGCAGGCATATCATCGGGAGCATCAGGCTGTATCTACATGGCAGGAACAGGCACAACCAATACCATCCAGCGGTGCGTGTTTATAGGCGGAAGAAACAACCCTATTTATATCTACCACTCATCGACGGTGGACAATTCCGGTCATTTGATAGCCAATTGTCTGTTTATTCAGGCGATTGCGAATAATATGAGGATTGATGCAGTTGGTGGAATTACAGTAAAGAACTGCGTATTTATTGGCGGGACTAATGCGGTACGGGTGCAAGTTGCATTGACCGTTGGTCAGACGGTGGCGGTGAACAACTGCATTATCTATGGATGCAGTACCGGCTTTACCGGAACCGTAAGCGGAGAAATTGTCGAGAACTACAATGCTTTGTTCTATAACGTAACCGACCGCGCCAACACCGCTATAGGCGCGAACTCCAATGCTTACCCTCCGTTGTTCAATCAACCATTGCTTCTTAATGATTTCCGCTTCCCCTGGTTCCTGGGTGAGCTGAGTAAGTGGAGCCAGGTGGCCCGCATTACGGGTACAGGCGCAGCCGCCGATGACCTGTTCGGCCTCGCCCGTCCTGCTACGGCGGCCAAGAACTCGTGGGGCGCAATCCAGGCCACTGGTGCGGCGCGCGAGACAACTACCGTCCAGGGCGGGAGCGTATCGCTCAAGCTGCCCGACGCGGGCGAACAATTCTTGATGCGCGTGCCGGTGACGGCAGTCAGCACCACGATCAGCCTGTACTGCTACCGGGAAGCGGATTACACGGGAACCAACCCGCAGATGATCCTCCGGCAGCCTGGGCAGAGCGACCGCACGACGACCGATGCGGGATCGGCCTCAGCCTGGAACCAATTGACGGATACTTTCACGCCCGCCGCCAGCCCGCCTTACGTGGATATATTCGTGAGAAGCAGCAACACGGCGGCGGCGACGAACTATGACGTGTTCTTCGATACGGTGGCGGTGAGCTAATGGCTAATCCCGTAACGCCCGGCACGCTTGAGAACTGGATCAGCGACCAGATATGGCCGGACGTTGCCACGCCGAAGACGAGCGACACGGGCACGTTGGAGGCGTGGGTCAGCGATCAGATTTGGCTGGCTGTTTACACTGAGGCAGCAGGGGGGCCAATAGAACTCGAAGTCCAAGATGCCACCCATGCCCATACTGCCGATAATGTCGCCCTGACTCAGGCTCACCTGTTGGCAATTCAGGATGCGGCCCATGATCATACTGTTGATAACATTGCTTTAGTCCAGGCTCATCTTTTAGCTGTCGCAGATATTTCTCATGCACATACGGCTGATAACGTCGCTCTACTACAAGCTTATCTCTTGGCGGTTCAAGATAGCACCCATACCCACACCGCGGATAACATTGCTCTAATTCAGGCATATTTGCTCGCTGTCCAAGATTCCAGCCATGTTCACACCGCGGAGAATTTAGACCTTCTCCAGGCGTATCTTTTGACGGTTCAGGATGCTACGCACGAACACACTGCCGAAAACGTCGATCTATTGCAAGCTTATCTCCTGAGTGTGGCTGACGCGGCGCACGCGCATACCTCTGAAAGCCTGGATCTGCTGCAAGCCTATAACCTGACTGTAGCCGATGCAACTCACGGGCATACAGCGGATAATGTAGACGTCAGCATTTCAATCTTATTGGTCGTTGCAGATGTTTTGCACGCTCACGACGTTGAAAGTCCTGCACTCTTGCAAGCTTACGTTCTGACTGTGGCCGATGCACTACATGCGCATGTTTCAGATAATGTGGATTTGTTGCAGGCTTACGTTTTGGCTGTTCAAGACAGCATGCACGTTCACACCGCGGACAATATAGATATCAGCCCTTCGGTTTTGGCAGAGACTGTCCAGCAAGACCTCGGGCCGCGCACCCGGTACGATATGTATAACAGCCTGGGCAGGGAAGCCATGCCAGAACGGTATAACCGGCTTTCCAGGCGGAGGCGGCGATGAGCAAGATCGGTATTATTCTCACCTATCCATTCTACGGCCTGGGTTGGCTGGTTGGGTTTATTATGAAAATAGCGCGGCTAACCTGGTCGGCGGTCGCCGAGGGGTTTGAGGCAGGGAATAAATTATGAGCATATTTACTCGCATCGTCGAACGCGCCAGGGGGAAGGCTTTATATGATATCCACCCTGAGCTGACCGAGCGCATCCCGATCCTGCGCTCCTATTCGGACATGGCCGAGTCGGGCGGCGTAGCCTCGATGATCGACTTCTACACCTCCAACGTTTGGGTGCATAAAGCAATCAAAGTGTTGGCAGACAACATCGCCAATCTGGACACGAACGTAGTCCGAGGCTGGGGGCGGGAAGCGGAGATCGACGAGGAGCACGACGTCTCGAAACTGCTGGACAACCCCAACTCCGAGATAGGCGCGGCGGAGTTGTGGCGCGAATGGACGATCAATATGATGCTGGGCGGCGAGCACGGGCTAGAGATTACCCCCTCTGCCAGTGGCAAGAAACTTCTTGAGCTCTGGCCGCGCGAAGGGCAGCACTTCTCCATCAAGCCTGGCGCGGGAGGCCGGCGCTACCGCCGGGTGGACTATTACAGGATAGACGACAACGAGGGCGCGCCCTATACCCTGACGCCGGATCAGTTTGTCCATTTCAAATTCTATAACCCCCAGAACCCCTGGCGCGGGCTGGCTCCGATCTACGCGGTCAGGACCGGGATTATCATCGACCAATTGGCGCAGGCATGGAGCCGGCTATTCTTTCGCAACCAGGCCAGGCCAGATTACGTCATCATCGCACCCGAAGGCGTGACGGCGACCGAGAAGAACGACATGTATAAGCAGGTCGATCAACAGGTGGGCGGCGGAGAAGGACTGCACCGGCCGCTGATCCTCGAGGAAGGCATTACCGATATTAAGACACTATCTTTTGCCCCTAAAGACCTGGAATGGATCGAGCAACGGAAACTGAGCCGGGAGGAGATCGGCGCCATCTTCGGCGTACCGGACGAGATGATGGGCTGGGGGCGGGATACGTATGAAAACTTCGATACCGCCGACCGGGTACTGTGGACGATGACCATTATCCCTGTCGTCGGCTTGCGCGACCATATCCTGACGCGCTTTTTCAGGAAGGTGAAAGCCATTAACCCAGATGAGCGTATCGAGACTGATCTGAGCGACGTATCACAGTTACAGGAGGATAAGACGCAGAAGATCGAGCAGTTGAATATCCTGGCTGGGCGCGGCTATCCGGTGAACGGGATAAACGATTGGCTTGGATTGGGGCTGCCAGAGATTCGCGGCGGAAACGTGGGTTATCTGCCGCTCAGCATGGTGCCGGTCACGTCGTTAGAAAAGGAGCCGCCGGCTCCGCCCGCCGAAGAGGAACGCGGCCTGAAATTGAAGTCCATTTTGACTTATGGCAGCCCGGCCCACGAGCAGGTATGGAAAGCCAGACAGGAGCGGATGACGCCGGACGTGCAGCGCATCCAGCGCGCGGTAAAGCGGCTGATCCAGGATCAGCAGAACCGGGTTACGCGCCGGCTCAGGGATAGCAAGATTTATGGCCGCGGGAAGTTCATCAAAGCATCAGAAGGCATCCCCAGTCCCGAGAGCATATTCAGCCTGGCTGAAGAGGTTGAGATATGGATAAAAGCGCTCAAAGAGGCCACTCATAATATCTCGAGACGCATTATCCTGGCTGAGCTGGAAGAATTGGGGTTTGAGGAGCCTGATAAACCGCGTAGAGATAGCCCTGGCTGGATGACCAAGCAAGACGATGAATGGGCCGAGGAGGTTGATTATATTCTGAGAAAGATGGCCGAGAAAACCAACAATACCACCTGGCTGGAGCTGAACGATATCTTCCACGAAGCGGAGGCGGAGGGTGAAGGCATCCCGGCTATCCAGGAGCGGCTATCGGCTTATTTCGGAGGCCGGAAGTCAGACTGGGAGACGGAAAGAATAGCGCGGACATTTATCACATCGATTAGCAATTACAGTTCTTTGATCGCATGGAAAGAGAGCGAATTAGTCACCGCGAGAGTTTGGATAGCGGCGTTGGATGACCGCACACGTGAGAGCCATGCCGATATGCACGGGGAGACAATACTTCTGGGAGAGCAATATTCAAATGGACTGGACTATCCGGGCGATCCAGGAGGACCACCCGAGGAAGTTATTAATTGCAGGTGCGTTGAAGTGCCCGTTCTGGAGGGCGAATAGATATGACTGACGGTATTTTCGCCTTTTTTCTCATCAGAATAATCCGACTGCTTGCCGGCGATCCATCGCGCTGGCTGAAATTCAGGCGGCAATTATTTAAGGTAATCCGATCTGACGATCCAGAGCAGAGCCGGAAAGGCGCGCTGGCAATTGCGGAGCAGCTGGAACGGGTTTATAATATGCCTGAGGGGAAAACCACAGTTCCCCTGGAGTTTTTCGAGGCCGATTTTTACGCTCGTCCTAATTTCACTGCTGAGGAGATTGCCAGTAGCGAGAGTCAATAGCTAAATAGGAAAGGAGTGATAATGACCAGATTGATAACGACCAAGGAAGAACTCTTGAATATGTGGAGTGATCCAGCATTCCTGAATGGATTTCACTCTGATAAACCGCTCGAAGATAATCAAATTGGCTGGTATCAAGCCGAGCCTGTTTACCTTGCCGATAGCCTTATCATTGAGCTTCAGGAATTTGGGCTGAAAATGCTTAAGGAATGGGAAATTATCGGAGAAATACTTAGTGAACATATTCGAATATTTCTCAAGGCATTAGAGGAATTAATGCTGGCAATAGCAAAAGCCTTTCAGCCCGTATTCGAAAAAATAATAGAATATTGCTCCAATCTCCTCGAGGAATTCCGCCGAGAGACACTTGGTTATCACCTTCTAAATTTCGGCATACCTTATAAATATACCAGATGGCTAGTAGATCACTGGCCGCGCCGATTACTACCATCACTTAATATGTTGTTAAACTTCGACAGTACGATATTTGTGCGGATACGTAATAAAATATAATAATTTCTAGGCCGCGCCTAGTGCGCCGCCCAAAGCAAGAGCCGCAGGCAAGTTTGCTTAGCCGCTCATCGAAAATGATGAGCGGCTTTTTGTTAAGGAGTGAAAGATGAGCGCAATTTATAAGACCTTTTCTGTCGAAAGCAAAGTTATCGATTTTGACACCGGCGTTTACGAGGTCATGGTATCCACCGAGGGGGTTGACCGGGACGGAGATATCATTCTGGCTCTTGGCGTGGACATCGGCTCGTATCTCAAAAATCCCGTTGTGCTTTATGCGCATGATTATTGGGACATGCCAGTAGCCAAGACCTTGGCTATCGAGAAGCAGCCCGGAGCCGGACTCAAAGCGCGCTTCCAGTTTCCTGAGTGGGGCGCGAGCGAGAAAGCCGATACGGTACACAAGCTGTGGGGCGGCGGTTTCCTGAACGCGGCCAGCATCGGTTTTATCCCTAAGAAGTGGGAAAACCGCAAGGATGATAAAGGCGAAGACCTGGCGCGCGGGCTGGTTTACCACGAAGTCGAGATGCTTGAATTCAGCATCGTGCCTGTGCCGGCAAATCAGGCGGCTCTACGATTGGCAGCTAAGGCGATGGAGCCGAAGTCGGTTGCCAAGCGCGGGCGGGTGCTCTCGGCGACGAATGAAAAGCGCATTCGGGAGGCGGTGACTTCCCTTCAAGAAGTTCTGGCGTCGCTTGGAGAAGAAGAGCCGGAGCAGGACAGCGTGGAGCCGCCGGAAGTCAAGACGGTCATCCCCTACCGCGACCAGGGTACGGCCGACGAGGGCGAATCCTGGAGCGCGCCTGGCCTGAGCGATTTCACCGACGGCACGTTTGCCGACATAAGCGATGCCGAGAAGCGGCGCATTGCGGCACATTACACCTGGTCGGCCAACATGCCGCCAGAAAACTTCGGCGATTTGAAACTGCCTCATCACAGGGCGGCAAAGTCGGGCGTTGGGCCGGCGGTATGGAGGGGAGTTGTAGCAGCTATGGGTGCTTTGATGGGGGCGCGACAGGAAGTCGCAATCCCTGATGCGGATATGGAAGGCTGCCATTCTCATCTGGCAGGTCATTATCGCCAGTTTGGGCGAGAAGGGGATGATATTCCCGAATTACGAGCATACAGCGAGGAGGAGCTATTAAAGCTTTTCCCCGAGGTAGTTGACGGCGCGGCAGAAAGCGACGCGGAGCCAAACACTAATGACGGCCATCCTGCGGATGGCTTGACCCACGACGCGAGCGAAGCAGAGCTGGAAGCCGTGACCGATTCGTTATCCGTTTTACTATCGACTTTCAGAGAGGTAATCAAATGAGTGAACAACTAGAGCAGGTGATCGCTGAGATCGCTGAGCTGACCAACACGATCAAGGAGCA